TCTTTGGACGGTGCTGTTCAGCAGGCGCATCCGCTCGTCGGCGAGCCGCTGCTGGTACAGGGAGAACAGGTAGTTCGACTGCCGTTGCGCTGTCGTCTGGCCTTGGCTCTTCGCGTCCAACTGGTTCGCTTCGATCGTGCGGGTGGAAAGTTCGGCAGCCTCGGCGGTGGCCAGAAGCCGGCTGGCGGTCAGGAGCACCACCACATCCCATGCCGTCTGGGGCAGGAAACATTCGCTGAACATCTGAGTGCCGAAGTAGAGGACGGCTGGATCCCTGGAGACGACAACCGAAAGTTCCTGGCGAGGTGAGATACGCCCATCGTTGAGGTACAGCGCCTTGCCTGACTCTGCCGCCGTCGAGGGCGCGTTCTTGTCGAACTGCCAGTCACGAAGCCAGCCGACGTCGCCGCCGCCTACGCCCCACGAGTCAGCCACGCGGACAGACAGGACGTCTCTCGCATACGCCGGCAGTGGGTAGATGTAACTACTCGCTGATGGCTCTATCGACAGTGTCTCCACGCCGTAAAGCTGAGAGCCGACACTGGTGATGGACTGGTTGATCGCGGACTTGATTAACTGGCGCGGGTACAGCGGAGCCATGATGACTCTGGTTCCGGCTTCGTGCGCCTCAGGGTTGGTGCCATCCATCCCTCGGCCATACGGCGGGATGCTGAGGGTGCCGCTCACGCGGTCAGCGGAGTCGACCCAGATGAGTTCGTCACCGATCTGGATACGGCCACGCGACACGAGGGTCGGGTCGGCAACTTTGAGGGAGAAGGTGCCGAACTCGATGTTCTGCTCCAGGTGAGTGGAAAGTTCCTGGTCACGGATGAAACTTCGGAGGTACGCGCTCACCTCCTCGACCATGTCGGAGAGTGACTTCATGGCTAACCCTTCTTCTCTGCTGCGGCTACGGTCGCCCTAATGTCGGCGAGTTTGCTGGTCGGCGGCTGGAGTCCTTGGGACTTCGCTGCCTTGTATTCGGTGATGATCGCCTGGTTCTCGTACTGCCTGGCGTACATCGGGTCGAGCCCTTGGGTGCTGTTCTTGCTAACGGGCGCCTTTGATTGAAGGCACTCGGCGTAACTGGCGTGGTCCTTAGTGCGGCATCCGCTTGTGCAGTTATTCATCTGCCGACCCCATGACCTTCTCGGCGGTGGCCGTCGCACGAGTGAGCACATGCAGCGGAGTGGCCAGCGCGTTCACGGCCATCGCCTTGTTCCAGGCGAACCACCATTCGTTGTCGGGCAGGCCCCCGTCGATGCCGGTGATGTCTTCGATGGCGAGCCTGATGACGCTCTTCAGGCGCTCGGCCAGCGTCGGGTCATTGAGTAGGGCGGCAGTGACGTTCTGCTCCTCCTCATTGGTCAGCATTACCAACGACCCGTCGGGGTCGATGAAAGCTGGAGCGCCAATACGGCTAGTCAGGATCTCGATCACTACCACTTTCCCTTCGGGCAGGTTGCGCTGCGAAGATGCGTCTTGATCCGCATGAAGCAACCGCACTCCTTACAGGTCGATGTCGGGCGAAAAAGCGACGAGCAGTCCAGGCAGATAGCCATCCGCTCGGCGGCATCCTCGTTACGCGATGGCGTACTTGATGACGGCGATTCCTCCACGTCCCACCCCTCCTCCAGTTGGCTTTGCGTCAATGCAGGTCCTTGACTCCTCACGATACCCTGCATCGCAAGGGGTCCACCGCGTCTCGGTGTACCACTGGGTGTTGTCTCCAGAGCAAGTCCTGACACAGGTAGTCCCAGACAGGTTGCCGCCATCGTCGCAGGCATATCTGGTCTCGTAAGTCGGGACAGTCGTAAAGCAGTTGTAGGAAGCGCCAAACGGAGGGTAGTAACCACTCACCTGGCAACTCCACCCTGGAGGACAAGCGCCGTTGACGCATGGATCGCCCTGGATCGTGGTCGTACCTGTCTGCCCCTGGTACGAGCGAGCCCCGTAGGAGCAGTCGTAGGAGTAAGGCCCGCCGGTCGAGTAGGAATACTGGTAGGACTGCTGCGGGTAGGAAGCCTTGCGGAGGTAGCCACCGCCGCCGCCCGTGCCAGGGTTGGCGCCGACCACCGGCCCAACATCAGTAGCGCCGTCCCCCGAAACGGTGACAGAGCCGATGGCCGTGGCTAGGTCGGCGTCGACCGCTGTGCCTGGCGTCGGAGTAGCGGTAGTGCCCGACCCTCCAGCCGCCTCGACTACGCCGCTTGATGTGCTGACCTTCGTCAGTTCACCAACACCACCCACCGTGACGGTGACGATGTCGGCGTAGTTGGCTTCCTTGGCCGTCCAGGAGGTGACCGTTCCACCGACGCCGCCTTGGCCGGCGACCGTCAGCGAATCCGCCTGGCCGCCGGCGCCACCACCCACGGCGAACACCTCGATGTCAGTGCCGTTGGCTAAAGCTGAAACGAAAAGCCCCTGGCCTGGTGCCGTGAAGACGTGATAGCGGAACCCGTTGACGTCGACGATCGTGCCACCCGTCGAGGTCGTAGGCAGGGTTCCGCTATACCCAAAAGGGGTGAAGTACCACTTCCCCGAAATGTAGACAGCCGACACTGCGCCGAGCTGCGAACCACTGTTGGGGATTCCACCGCCGACTGGGGTGGCCCCTGGGCTCATCGTGATGAGTCCGCCACCTGTCTGGTAGGCGACCACTCGATCACCGTCGACGGCAGTTGCCGGCAGCGTGACTGTGACCGCAGTGTCGGAGGTCGAGATGTAGCAAGACCTGACGACCGCCGTGGTGCTGGCAGTGATGACAGTGACGTCAAGCTGCGACTCGGGGAAAGCGGGGATGGAGTCGGCGAACGTGGAGAACGCCGTCTCTATGTTCCGCGCATCCGTAAGGCTCGGGATCTGGAATTCAATCCCAGACCCTCCGCCGGTATGTGCCTTAGGCATTAGTACCTTCTCTCGTGTTGTTTTTCATCGACCGCCGACAATCTCCATGGCCTTCTTCAGACCCTTGGCGTAACCCGCTTCCCACTCGGTCACGATCTCCTTGGGCATCTTCCAGTTGATCTCCTGGCTGATCTGCGCCCGAAGCATGGCTTCAGCCACGTTGTCCATCGTCGTCCTTCCCGTCGTGCCCAGCCGAAGCCAGCAGGGCGATCCACGCACCGAGGCACACCGACCCAAGAACGGTCAGCGCCACGCGAGTCTCGGGTGAGATCCCTTCCTGTGTTGCCAGGACGACCCCGCCAGTTAGCAGGACACCTGTCGCAAGCAGCAGGGGCCAACGGGCGAGGTCGCGCAGGTTCATGACGGCGTGCTCTCCAGCGACTTCCAGATCGCCTTGTGCGTCTTGTCGCAGTACGGCTGAACGGTCCAGCCCATCCACTTCTGCATCGACTCGATGGCCTTCACAGGGAAGCCCTGCTCTCCCTCGGGCTGAACGTCGCCGTGGTAGAAGCCCAACTCGGCCAGACGGCACGCAAGCCGCCAGGTCGCCTTGTTCTTCTCGCCGTTCTCCAGCGAACGGATCATCACGTCGAAGTACGGCACCGAGCCATCCCACAGATCAGCCTGACCATTCAGGATCGGAATGTCGTAGTGCTGGCCACCCTGCTCAGCGGCAGCCGTGAACGAGATGTGCAGGTGATGGGTGTGCCCATACCCGCTACCTCGGAACGTCCAGTAAGTATCGGCATAGGTGCCTGACGCCACCTGGTCCTCGTACACGATGTTCTTGAATCTGTTGGAGCCCGAACGCTTCTCCCGTGCGTAGGCGATCAACTGATCAGCCAGCCAGCGATTGTCGTACTTGGACCCGCGAAGATCCTCATCGACGTCAATGGCGTGAACCCAACCGTTCGCGTCGGCGTTGTGATCGCTCTCCCTGTCGGCGTGATCGGCATCCCCGACCGACCCGTCGCTGGCCTTATCGCGGGTCGCCCAGCGTGCGTTGATCTGATCACGCAGGGTTACGCCGCCTGCCACAAGCTTCCAGCCGCTCATGACGGGTTCCCGTTGCGCTGGATGGCTGCCCATGCGGTGCTGCCGTCCTTGATCTGCAAGCCACCGAGGTCGGGGCGATTCCAGGCGTACCAGTAAATCTGCTGCACGCCAAGAGCTGCGGCGTGGTCGTAGGTCTGGTCTACGACGGCGGCGGCCTTGTCCTCGGGAATCGGGTCGGCGAGTAGGCCATACGTTGTTTCGGTCACCCAGATTTTGGTCTTGTTCGGGGCGTTCATCGCGGCGAGAGCTTCCTTGACGTCGGTCAGGTACTCCTTCCACTTCGGAGCCCAGTAGCCGACCTCGGGGTAGATGTGGCAGGCGTATGCGTCACACGGCCAGCCCTTCAGTTCCAGGGCATCCAGGAACTTCTGAGCCTTGGTCATGCCACCCGACGACTGACGCGGCAACACCGATGCAGAGATGACCATCGCGTCCGGGTCGATCGAGTCGATCGTGTTCTTCGCCCGCTGAGTCATGGTCGCAAGGCGGTTACACGTAGCCGTGTCGTACGGGTACATAAAATCGGCGAGCTGAGGTTCGTTCCAAATTTCGTAGTAGTGGATACGGCCCCGGTAACGGGTAGCCAAGTTCCAGATGAACTTGTTCCACTCGTCAATGTCATACGGCAACGAGTTGGAGCCCTCGCCCAGCCAGGGGGCGAAGTGCGGCGCGTTCGGGTCCATCGCCAGCCATTGCGGAGTCGCACAAGCGACGTAGGTGATCTTCACACCCTTGGCGGTGTAGAAGTCCACCATCGCGTCCAGGCGATCCCAGTTGTACGTGTCTACTGCCGTGTGGATAGCGCGCCATGAGACACCGTTGTCCCACAGGCGAACGTGAGTCGGTCCATCAACCCACGGCTCCGCCTCCCACCCTGTGAAGTGCATCCCGAGCATCGCTAGATCTCCTACTCGACTGGATAACGAATAATGACGACGCCTGCTGCGCCACCAGTAGCCCGACCCGAGCCACCACCGCCACTGTTGGCTTCTGGTGAGCGGAGTCCTTGGCCTGCTTCATTCGGGCACGCCCCGTCTCCACCTCGACCGAAGATGAGCGCGGTTCCTGTGATCAGGCTTTCGAGGCCAACACCGCCAGCGCCGCCACCTCGGTAGCCGAAGTTGCCACCGACACCGCCAGCGCCGCCACCACCACCGCCCGCGCCGTTACCGCCGTAGTCGGCACCTTGACCGCCAACCCCGCCAGCCTTACCAGCACCACTGCCTGCACCGCCGCCAGCGGTTCCACCGCCAGCACCGTCCAGGTACGCACCACCACCGCCAGAACCGTTAGTGGCTCGACCAGTGCCGCCACCACCTCCACCGCCGCCGCCGCCTGTGAGGCCAGCGAACGTGGTGTCTGCGCCTGGTGCACCGATGACGATGTTGTATGTCTGGGGGGTGAGCGCCTTGGTTCCCGTGACAACACCTCCGCCACCGCCGCCAGCCCACGCTCCGCCGTTACCGCCGCCACCTACGACGACGTACTCGACCGATCCCGCTGCGGTGCAGATGAACGATGAGTTGGCCTTGAAAACATGGAGTGCGTGAAGGACATCGTTGATGAACACAAACGACGTGGTTCCGCCGCTGCCGATCATCTTCTGCTTCACGCTCGGCGGGTTAGCGGGGCCGATCTCCTGCCACTCGCCCGCTTCTTTGATGTAGATACCCACACTGCTCCTTATCCGATTCGATACGCGACGATGACGACACCCGTCGCGCCGCCGCCGCCTTGGTATCCCGAGCCGGGAGCGCCGCCTGCTGTGGTGTAGCCGGAATGCCCTCCAGTGCCGCTGTTCGCGGGCGGGCTTGCTGGTTGCGGCCATCCCATACCCGCGCCGCCTTGGCAGTAGGTCACCGATGCGCCCGAGATGGTCGAGGTCACGTTGCGGCCCGTGCCAGGTTCACCAGCCGACGGGAAGAGCCCGCCGAGCCCGCCCTGAGCCGTTGCGACGCTGCCAAGGTTTGACGTTCCTCCTGTGCCGCCACGTTCACCCGCGTAGCCCCAACCGACAGGAGCGCCGCCAGCGCCCACCACGACGCTATGGGCGCCGACAGGAATCGCCTTACTGTCGTTGGTAAGGGAGTAGGCGCCTTCTCCGCCTTGGGAGTGCCTTGCATTATCAGCGCCGCCGCCCGCGCCGCCGCCACCACAAACAAACACGCGGAACGGTTGCGCCGCCGTAGACACGGTGAACGTGCCGTTCCCCGTAAACCTGTGGACGCGCCACTTCTGGCCCGTGCCGTTGTAGTTCGTAACGTCGGTCACCGTGCCACCAGTCGCCGCGTTATACGGTTCCAGTGCAGTCGCCACAGCAACGTTCGACCAGTCGGAGCGCCTGCCCTCAGCGGACACTGCGCGCACGCGATAGGCGTAGGCAGTACCAGGTGTGAGGTTCGTGTAGGTCTTGGCAAGTACGTTGCCGACGTTTTCAATAGTCATGATGCCACCTCGTACTCCACGACAACTGCGCCAGCGTTGCCAGCAGCCCCAGGGTTGGAGGCTTGCCCTCCATCTGGAGCGCCACCGACTCCACCTTCGCCAACGGTTGTTGCCAGCCCAAGTGCGGCCTGCTTGCCTGTGCAAGGGCTGGTTTGCGGGTGGTTGTTGCCTCCACCGTTGCCGCCGTTAGCGGCGGGAGTAGGTACACCAGATCGGCCAAAACCACCAATGATCGCATCCTGACCCCAAGCACCACCGCCACCGCCACCAGCCTTCAAGTTACCGACAGAGGAGTCGCCGCCAGCGCCGCCGCTTGTGTTAGTGCCAGCAGTGCCAGCCCCGCCGACCACAACGGGGGCAACGCCGACAGCCAAGGTCACTTCACTTGAGTAGTAGCCACCGCCACCACCCTTGCCGCCACCGTGAGGGCCGCCACCGTCAAAGCCGTTCTTGCCGCCACCTCCACCGCCGCCGATCAGGTAGACGGTGAACGGCTTGGGGTTCTTCGCGACAGTCAGGTCAGCACCAGTAAGGAACGTGTGACGCCGCCACGGGTTCCCGTCGCGGGTGAAGTCCTTGACCGTGCCGCCAGTTGCCTCGTTGTACGGCAGGGGAACGTTCTCGACCTCATAAGACCCGATCGAGCCCGCTGCCACTGTGCCAGCAGTCCAAGTCAGACTGATGCCATTACCGACTCCTGTCGCCGTCAGCACGGGTGCTGTAGGCAGCGGAGGATGCGGATACACCTGTACCCATTCGCCAGCGTTCTTCACTCGGATTGCACTTGTCACGGCAGCGTCACCCACATGTCCCCGTCGGAACCATCGCTTGCGACAGGGACGCGGTCACTGACCGTGTAGCCCTTCGCACCAGCGCCTTGAACCCATGTCGTTCCGTTCCAGGTAAGAACGTCACCGACCTGGGGGTTCGTCAGCGTGACATCCGACAGGCCATCGAGTGTGGAAGGGGCTGCCGCGCCTGCCGGACCCTGCGGACCAACGGAGCCCGTGTCACCCTTGACACCTTGCGGCCCAGCGGGGCCGGTGTCGCCAGTCGTGCCGGTGTCACCCTTAGTTCCTTGCGGACCAGCAGGACCAGCAGGACCAGCGGGACCAGCGGGACCAGTAAGACCTATGTCGCCCTGCGGTCCAGCGGGTCCAGTGGCGCCAGTGTCACCCTTAACTCCTTGCGGGCCAGCGGGGCCGGTAAGGCCGATGTCGCCTTTGTCGCCCTGCGGGCCAGTGGATCCGACGGGTCCCTGGAAACTGCCGCCGTCGACGAACGTCGTGCCATCCCATAGCCAAACGTGGCCAGTGTCTTCAGTGATCCAAGCGTCACTGAGGTTGTTGCCCGTAGTCGGGAGCGCTGAAGAAGTGGGAACCGATCCCTTGACGACAATGCCAACGCCGGGTTCGCCTTGCGGCCCCTCTTCGCCTTGCGGCCCGAGTGGACCCTGCGGACCAATGGGACCAGCGATACCCTGCGGTCCAGCTTCGCCTTGATAGCCGCGCTCACCCTGCGGTCCTTGCGGTCCTTCGGGGCCAGTTGTGCCTGGAGCCACGACACCGTTGGTGACATCAGTGATGAACTGATCCCACCTGTTGTGGTCTGCGAGATGACCAAGTTCTCCTGGGGTCTTCGTCATGACTCTCCTAGCGGACTGGTTCGGCCTGCGTTACTTCCACGCCTGGATCGTTGATTCGGGGGCTAGAACCGACGACGTAGTAGTCGGTCCACTCGTCGTTGTAGTCATCGACGTAAGCAATGCCATGGATGCCATCGACGTCGACGGCTTGGCGTACCTCAGTCAAGGTCAGGTAGTAGCCGCCGCGACCGATCTCATAGACGCAGTCGCTCGGGTATTTCTTCAGCGCTTCTTCAAGTGAGGGAGCCCAAGCGAATGAGCCGTCTGCTTCCTTGACGATGACGCCGTGGTTGTCTTGCGTAGGGACGCTCACATACCAAGTCGCCCAGGGCATACCGATCTTTGTGCTCTGGTGAAGTGTTGGCGTGAATGTCGGCATCAGGAGTCCTGAAGTCCTGCTTGGGGGAGCCACAGACTGTGACTCCCCCTCGCTGGGACTACTAGCCGTTCTTGACGTCCAGAAGGATGCCGGCCTCGGGTGCGCCAACCTGGCAGCCGAACCACCCGTACCAGCCCATGCCGAACAGGCGACCGAACTTGTCGGACTGCGGAGTGACCACAGCACCGGCTTCGCGGACGACGCCCTCGACGAGACCCTCAGCACCGATGAACAAGATGTTCGCGGCTGCTTCTTCAGCAGGAGACTGCTCAACCAGCGGCTTGGTCACGTCGACAGCGGTTCCCTTGTCGAGGCCCTTGTACTGCGGGGACTCGATGAACTGGACACCCTCGAAGATGCCCACGGTGCCACGCCAGATGTTGCCATTGGCGTTCTCCTCCAGGTGCGGGTAACGCCAGCCTGCGAGATCAGTGGTCTCGCGGAGGGCAACCGACACGTCGGGGGTGATGAGGCCGAGGTACAGGCCATTGGCGAAGGGGATAACGCCCTCGTTGCGGAAGTTAGCAACGACGCGACGGATATGCCCTGCACCAAGTGACTCCGCACCGGCAGCGGCGTATGCGCCAGGCACGGAGGCCCCCGTGACGACGCCAGCGGCGCCAGCAATAAGCTGCTTGAAGCCGGTGCCTGCACCAGTGGCCGCGTAGCCACCCGTCGCTGAGTAGATCGCGTTCATGTAGACCGCATCAACGGTGTCGCGCATGGAACGGCGAACGTACTCGATCTGCATCGGGTCGATCGAAGTCCAGGCGTACTCCTTCAGACGAGCGGTGGTGACAGTTGCGTCGCCGTACTCGTTGAGGACGAGGTCAAGACGCTCCTCGATACCAGGCAGCGGCTTGGCATCGGGATCCTCGTACTCCGAGAGCGGAGTCGTGGCGAGGCTGAGGCCGTTCTTGCCGGTGCGGAACATCGTGATCTTGCCGCCTGGATGAGCGACAGCGGCAGGACGCACGTTGGCGAACTGGCGGTACATCGGCTCCCAGCGGTTACGCCAGCGGATGACCTTGTCGAATGTGGCCTTGACAGCCGCGAGATCGGTGCGAGTGGCGCCACCGAGAGCGAGGTTGGTCTCGCCCTTTGTTCCTGCCAGGTCAGCGCCACCGACGCCGAAGCCTGAGCCTGTGAGGTAGGGGCCGCCGGACACCTGTCCGTGGTCCGAATAGCCATTGAGTCCTACTGCGCTAGACCCACCAGGGCCGTTTGCGAGCTGTGCCATGAGTTACTCCAAAGGGTTTATATGGCCCCGCGAAGCGCTGCGAACAACTCCTCTTCGTTCTGAGCGTTCTCAATTTGAGACATGATCCCAGTTCCGACAGGAGGCTGTCCGCCACGATCGACGGCTGCCATGCGGTTGAATGAATCCGCTTGTGCCTGCTGGGCAGCGGATTGCTGCTCCTGCTCGACGGGCGGTTGCTGGGTCTGTACTCCAAAAACGTCCCCGTACTCCGACACCCACGCGAGCACTGCTTCAGGCTCGGGGGCAATATCGGTGGGGATGAAGGCAGCAATCTTGGGGTTGAGTTCCCTGGCAACTAGAACGTCAGCGATTACGCGCTTCCGCTCCTTGCCTGCCATCTCGGCAAGTTGGGTGTCTCGCTCCGCAAGGGCCTTGCTTTGTTCCTTCAACTGGGATCGAAGCTTCTTCACCAATGGGGTGTCGAAGTTCTCTTCAGTTTCGTCGTCGTCGTAGTACGTCGCCATTTACTTCTCCCTGTCGGTTCCCTGGATGGAGTCTCGCCGCCCGCACGGAAGGCTGGGGAGCCAACCGTGGCTGCTGCTATCGGTCTTCATTCGCGTCGTCTTGGCCGATCGGTAAGAGACGGTGTGGAACGCCAGGTCATGAACCTGGGGCACTCTGCGTGTCGCTCCGTCGATATTCATTGTTCGCATGATACGGGCCTTGCAATCAGATAGCAAGGAAGGGACCTGAATTCGATCAGGCCCCTTCCGACGCTGCTACTCCGCTGGGACGTCTTCAACCGGCTCAGTCACCCTTGGCTTCCGAGTGCTGGTACGAGTTGTGGCGACACGGGGGTCGGGGCTCGGGGCGAAGGGCAGGCCAGTGGCGGGATCGTTCTGCCCGTTCTTCTTGCCCTCGTGGCTCTCCCAAGCGTCACGCGCTGCTGCTGTACTCACTGCTTTCTCCTTACTGGGCTGCTCGGCCCGCTGACAGGGACGAAGCCCCCAGGCCAGATTGGCCTGCGAACCGAGCCCGCTCCTGTGAGGCGAGGCCCTTCTTCTTGACGGCGACATCTGCCGCCCCAGTCAGGTTGAACTGCTCCCTGACAAGTTCATCCGCCGTGGCGACCTCGGACGAGAGCGCCC